AGCCACGCGGCCATCCCGTCGGCGAGCACGACACGCCGGAGCCGTTCAGACTTGCCGCCCTCGTGGATCGTGCCATCACGGAGCACCGACCGGGCCACCGTCAACACCTGCACCCCGGGGTCCCAGTCGCCCCAGCGGAGCCCGACAAGCTCACCACGGCGCACACCGGCGGCGAGGGCGAGGCGGACAGCACAGGCCATCATCCACACCGGGCCATCGGGCGACATCGCTTCGACGGCTTGGACGACGGCGAGTTGGTCGCCGGCGGGGATCACCTGACGGCGAGTGAACGACACCTTGGGGGGGCGTGTCTGGTCGGTGGGCGCCCGGTCGATGAGCCGGTGCCGGACCGCCCATCCGAACATGGCGACCATGGTGGTGTGGACGTGCCGGCGGGTGACGTCGGAGAGCGGACGGCCGGACACGCCAACGGCGGTCGCCTGGTGCACCTGGCCGATGTGCTGGGCGGCCACGTCGGCGAGCTTCACGCGTCCGATGGTGCGCACGATGTAGTCCCGGCCGTACTGCTCGACGTTGCGCTGTGCGTCCGCTGAGCGGTCCGTGGCGGTCGCTTGAAGCCATCGGCGGCCGAGGTCGGCAACGGTGAGTTGGGCGAGCGTGGCGGGGTCCTCGGCCTGGTCGCGGCGGGCGTCGGCCAGTTCGATCTCCCGTTTCTTGGCGTCGGTGAGTGCGGCCCTCTTGCCGCCGTGGTCGGAGACTCTGATCGTGGCGGAGTCGTGGCGGCGTTTCCCGGTGCCGTCCTTGTAGGAGACGCGCACCCGGTAGGCGCCGCCGTTCCCGTCCGGTCGCCAGTCGATCGCCATCTAGTCGTCCGCGTCGGGTGGGTCCACCACGTGGCGGCAGCCGTCAGCGTCCAGTTCGTTCGTCAGCGACGCAACACAGCCGGTTGTCGACCCCATGAGCCCGTCGGACTCGATGCAGGTGATCGCCTGGGGCGCTTGGGGGGCAGTGTCCATCCACCCAAACTAGCAGCGGTCCGACCGTTCGCGACCAGCACCGCGACCAACGGGCGTAAGGCCCGGTACGCGGAAGAGCCGGGGCCACCTGTCACCCGTAGGCGAAAGTGACACCGGCTCTAAGTGTGGGCCGTACAGGATTCGAACCTGTCAGGGGAGGGTGCCGCTGCGTGCCACTGCTTGATTCTGCGTGCATTTTGGGGGTCTGGGGAACGCAGCGGAACGCAACGAGAAGCAAAAGCGCGACCAAAGCGCGACCAACAGCCCCACCCGGTGAGGGGTGGGGCGAGGGTATCGGTCGGTTGGGGGCGATGGGTCGAAGTGATGAGCGGAAATACAACCCCCACTGGGGAGATTCTTTTCAGCGGTGCAGCTGGGTAGCCAATCGGCCCACCACGGAGCGGACGAGGGACACGGGCGTCTCTGAGGCGCCACGCCACGCCGACGAGCGGAACCGTCCGCACCACATGTGCGACTCGACGACCGACCAGGTGCCGTCCATCTGTTTCGAGTCGGGGTCATCGCCGTGCAGGTCGACGGCGATCGGTAGCGATGCGCGGCACTCGCCCACGTCGCTGTCGAGCGGTTGGTAGTTGCGGCAGTCGGCGCAAGCCTTCACGCCGACGTGCCCCGCCAGTTCTGTGCGAGGGAGGCCAGGAGCGTCACGAGCGGGGCGACGGCGATCCCTTGCGCCTCGGTCACCACACCGAAGGCGACGAGCACACCAGCGACGATACCGCCGATCGTGGCCTGCCCTGCGGTTCGGACCACGCGGTCCGTCGGGTTCGTCGGGTCGGTCATAGGTGGCCTCCAGCGGTCAGAATGTCGAGGTCGTGGCGGAGTTGAGCGCACTCGATCTGGAGTGTCGCCAAATCGGACCGGCAGGCTGCGTGCTCCTCGGTCGCCCGCCGGAAAGCCTGTTGCATCGTCACCAGCTGAGCGTCGAGGTCGCCCAGACGGGTGCGGTAGTGGCCGGACAGGTCGCCGTAGCCGTCATACAACGCCGCCTGTGCGGCGTTCTGCGCTGTCGATGCATCCAGGGAGGCACGGAGTGCGTTGCTGGCCGCCTGCGCGCGGTTGGCGATGAAGGCAGCGACCCCGACACCGGCCGCCGAGATGAGGGCCACGAGAACCGATGCCCACTCACTCATCGGACAGCCCACCAATCCGAGTCCACGGCATCCCGACCACGAGCAGATCGATCGCGGCGAACGTGAACCAGGTGACCACCGCAGGCGACGATGCGGTACCCAGCAGCACACCCAGCCCGAACAGAAGCTCAAGGCCGAACGATGTCACCAGGACGCCACGGATGCCGCGCTCTTCGGGGAAGAGGACACCGCCGACGGCGACGAGGCCGAGCGCCAGCCAGAGGACAGCGAACGTGCGGAGCGGGGCAAGCACCTCGATGACGTCGAACGCCGGGGACCGCCAGATGCGCGGGGCTGACGCCCAGTAGGTGGCTCCCATGCCGAGGGACCGGGCGGCGACGATCGCCACGTAGACGCGTAGGCGCCAGCCGAGACGCCCCGCCGGGTGCGGGGCGATCATCACTTGCCCGACTTGATCTGGCCGACCGTGAGGTCACTCATGGCCTTGGTCCACTTGGCGATCTTGGGGAACTGCGCCTCAAGCATGGCGCCCACGAACGAGATGGTCCGGTTACTGCCACGTTCGGTCTCTTCGCGCACGATCTCGCGTAGTCGTTGCTCGTCCATGTCCAGGTCCTCACTGTTGGGGGGTTGGGGGGTTGGGGTGGTGGTGGTGGATCGGATGCCACGGACGAGTTCAGCGGGCGAGGCGACAACCTCGAAGTGCATGGCGTCCTTGTTGTTGGAGTACCGGCCACCCCAGCGCCACACCTGCACGCCGGACGCGGTGCGGATGCCCTCGATCGCCTCGATCATGCCGAAGGGCATGTCGGTGACGAGGGTGCGGCCGTAGGGGTTGGTCGACCAGTTGAGGTCGACTGCGATGCCGTAGGCGTGCAGGCTGTAGTTGGTGCCGCCGGTGATCTGTCGGCAGTTGTAGGCGCCGGTGTCGGCCCGGCGGGTGCGGTAGTCCCAGTCGATCAGCACGGCGTTGAGAGCCTTCACGGCGTCCACGATGAGCACGTCGACGGTGACGACGCCTTCCCCGTAGAGGTTCAGGCGGGCGAACGGTGCGGTGCAGGCGGGCGCCCACAGGATGCGAAGCTCGGCGGTGGACCTCATGTGCCGAACTCGTCGCCGGGATCGTTGGTCCCATGGTCGGGGTTGGTGTCGATGGCGGCGGCCACGATGTCGATCACCTCGACGTCGGGGTCGTCGGCCAGTTGTGCGGCCGCTCGAGCGCGCGGGTCGTCCACGGGTTCCATGGGGTCCTCCGTTCATTTCCGGGGCCGTCAGGTCACGCCATGGCGACGAGCGGGGTCCCGGTCTGGTGGTTGGTGCGGGCCCCTGATGACGACCCGCAGACGGACGCTTAGGGGGTCACTGGCAGATCGGTGACCCTGCGGCCACATAGGCGAGCGCCCCATGGCCTTCAGGCGAGAGGTGAATCAAATCGACGCGCTCGGACGGGTCCAAGGTCGACCCCAAAGCACTGCGCAAGTCCACGGCGTTCGGCGTGGCGAGGATGGCTGCATTCCAGTCAGCGACTCGCTGACGCTTCGCCGTGGGCTGCGTGTCGGCTAGCGGTGGGATGGTGCCCCAGCGGACCGACGCGGCCCCGGCGCTAACCATCTGCCCGGCCAACGTGTTGAGCTGGGCGACGGTTGGGATCGGCTGATTGGTGTGCACGGCGTCATTGGTCCCCAGCATCACGGCCACATGGGCGCCGGGGCGGTCGGCCAGAATCGTCTCGTAATGGTTAGAGAGGCTGATACCCCCAGCGTAGGTGGATGACCCCCAGAAGACGCCGACTCCGCCCCAGGCCCACACGTCGGGTGTGCAGTTCGGGCCGAGCATGGTCACCCACGAGTTGCCGACCGTGTTACTGTCGCCGATCACCAGCGTTGCCGGTGGTGACGGCTCGCATGCGGTCAGCATGACGAGCGCGGCGAGTGCAAGGGTGAGCCGTTTCATGGAAGTCCTCCAGGTGGGGGGTTAGATGCGGGCGGTGCCAGAGATGGCGTCAGCGAGCGTCGACCGGCCGACGGTCTGGGCGATCTCCACCGCCCCTTCCTCTTCGTCGATATAGGGCGATAGGTCAATAACCCGCCAGCCCTCATCGGTTCCGGCGTGGGCGAGATAGCAGCCCATCCCCTCACGCCAAGGGAGTTTGCGGGCAATCACCCGCGCACCGAGCTTGGGGGCGGCACCGTGGGCGCCAACCTGGGCCTCAGTGTCGGTGTCGAAGACCCCCGCCTTGGCATCCATAAACCCGACCGGCGCACCGAGCGGGAGACGTCCGATATCGGTAGGGTCGTCGATGTCGAGTGACCACGACTCGATCGGTTGGCCCTCGATGGAGAGCACCTGTTCAGCGACGGCATCCATGCGAGTTGCGTTGGGCCATTTGTTGGTTGACTGGAATCGCTTGTGGCGGCGGAGGTACCCGAGCCCGTTGACGTGTTGGACGTCGAGTGCAGCGGTTGCACGGCCGACGATCGCAGGGATGTCGTTGTCCTTCGCCTCGACGTGAACCCAGCTGTCAGAGATCAGCCCTTCGCCGTTGCCGTCCTGCTTGACCTTCCCTCGGATGATCCGACACGAGCCAACGGCGGAGCCCACGAGCCAAGTCCCGTCCATCGGCGGCGCTGAGGCCATGTCGGGGGTGACTAGATGCCGGGTAAGTAGCTCGTTGCCCCAGAGGTCGCCGAGCGTGCCGATGTCGACGTGCGGCCACATGCCATCTGCGGTGGACTTGAGGATCACCCGCCAGCTGGCCCGAAATTGGTAGGCGAGCCACTTGGTGAAACTGAGCGAGTCGTGGTGCTCGCCGTCGAGGGTGACGTTCGCTGGCGCTCCGATCCCGGCCGAGATTGTGCCCCGTCGAACATTGGAGAACAATGTGGTGCCGATGTAGAGCGCCGCGCAGTCGGCGAGGGTGAGGTTCGACCCGACAAATGTGCCGGGGATAATCCCGGCCTCGGTCTGGCCGGACGAATCGGCCATGTAGTGGGAGAGCCCTGAGAGCCCGAGTTCTAGGGTGCTGCCTGTCCGGCTCGTCTGGGTGAGTAGCGCGGTGGCAGAGGCGAGGCTGGCCACGTCCGAACGGGTCATCGCCGCCAGTGCCCAAGGTGGGATGCGGCCCGGTGTGACCATCACCCACGACGTCGCCGAATGGCCGACATGACCAATCGCCGCCACGATCCGGCCGGGGGGATCAATCAGCTCGACGGTTCCACCGCCAGCGGCCTCTATGCGTTCCTCGATCACCTGAGCACCCAAATCGTCGGTGCTGCCCACGCCCTGGTGCGGTACGTCCCCCCGCTCTCAATCCTCACGAGAGGGAGCGAGTTGATCAAGGTCGATGTCGTGCCCGACACTGAGCAGGACTGCTGGCCAACGAAGTAGAGGTCGCCCGCCTTAGCGCCGACCGTCGTGGTCGCCGGGCTGTCGAGTTGCGCCCCATTGTTGCTGGCGGCGATCGAGATTCGCGATGAGATCGACATAGACAGGGTGAGACCCGCCATGCCGCGGCGAACCACCAGATCGGAGGACAGGCCGGAGAGCTGCCTGGCGTACGCCAGGTCCTGGCGCTTCTGAACCCACCGGACCCACACCATCTCCGAGTCGGCACGGACAACCTCGACGCCCGCGGCTGCGACCGGGCCCTGAAACCCGCCACCGTCCGAAATGGTGACCCCGTACGTGCGATCCACGGCGCCAGCCGCGTTGATGCGCAGCGCGGCCGCGGTCGACCCTCCTGTTGGCAGCCGAAACCCGACACGGCCGTTGTGGACCCTGACGGGCACTCCAGCGGGCGGCTGGCCGTGGATCGGCCACCATGCGCCCGCCAACTGAATCTCGATCCTCGGTGACCCGGCAAGCCACTCCCCCGGCGAACACGTAAACGCTGTCCATGCCTGCACCAGTGGCGAGTGCGAGACCGTCCGCACCCGCCCCTCATCCAGGTCGACCGTCTCGTCAGCGGTGACGGTAGGTCCTTGAGCGGCAACGTCACCCGGCACACCAACACGCACGTACGTTGCAGCGAACACGACTGGTGACACCACCGGCAACATCTTGCCAACCGACGACACCTCACCCTCAACCGACCCGGTTGCGAGGCGCCGGAGGGTCATCGCCCACGGCATTCCGGGGCTGTACTCAGAGCCGACCTGCCCCAGCTCGTAGAGCCCGTCCAGCTCGGTCATGCCAAACCTGTCGTCCTCTTCGGCGTAGAGGGGGAGGATGAGCCCGGAGCGCATCGAGGCGAGTTGGGCCCTCGGCCCGAACGCGTCGGCGAGCCCGCCGGCGTCGAGCGACCCGGAGAGGGTCAGCACCTCATCCTCAAGCGACGCGCTGATACCGGCACCGTCGCCGAGGTCCAGATATCCGAGCTTCATCGGCGCACCAGCTCAGCCTTGCGGATTCCGTCGGCAAACCCTCGGGCATTCACGTTAAGCTCCACGGTGGCACCTCTCAGTTGGTAGATCGGATCGGTGCCACCACGGCCGGAGGGGCGGCCGGCGTCGTAGGCGGCGGTCTCCTTGAGGGACAGCACCCGTTCACCGGCGAGCGCCATGATGGGCACTTCCTGGCCCTTCGGGCCGAGCACTTCGCCGCCCGTGTGGTAGGTGGGGAGCTTCGGCATCGAGAAGCCCTTACCGCCGATACCCGGCATCCACGAGGGCGCCGTGAACGAGAGCTTCCCGGCGGTGTTGTTCCAGAATTGGGCGATGCGGGAGAACGCCCACTTGAACGGCTCGGATATGGCGGAAGCCATGTTGCATATTCGCCGGGGAATCCCGGTAATGAGGTTTACGAGGGCGCTGACCTTGCCGTCGACCCAGTTCTTGGCCTTCGTTGCGCCACTCTTCAGCGTGTCGAACACCCGGCCGAGCGATCCGGTCACCCGGTTCTTGATCCCGACAACCGTCGAGACGATC